AGATTTTATACGTGCGTTAATCATCCCTTTACGGCTATCAGAAAGCGGAGTCCTGACCGTACCAAATACACCTTTTGTTTCCTCATTGAAGAATTTGACAAGTTCGGAGTAGTCGATATGTTCGGCGTGGGGCTGCGAAGTCCCACATACAAGAGATTCGTTAGAATCTCCTATATTATTTTCTTTTCTTTTCTTTCCTTTACTTGCTATTGTTTTTTCGACTTTTGCTATAGCATTGCTATCGTTTTCCGTAGCATTTGCTATAAATTCCGTAGCATTTGCTATTTCTGACTCTTTTTTCCCCCATCTCTTAGCGACACCTTTCTTTCCAGCCTCGGATCGTTTCTTCGATTTATCGTCTTTGTATCCCATTCTTTTCTTGAAGCTTTCGGAGTAGAAGTACTTACCATCCTCGGTAAAGACAAATAACCCAAAATCTTCAATCACGGATTTAATTAAGGAAGCATCTTCACGAAGGTCAAAAGCTATCATGTTATAATCTTTGACACTCATGTATTCTGGCTCCTCTCTAAGACGTTCTAAAATCATGAAGAACACTCCATATCCGGATGCCTTATGCCTCATTCGTAAGCGTATCAGCTTGTCTGAGTTCCTAGCGTTGCTGTCGTGGGGGAAATAACTCGTTAGCTCTTTCATAATCAAATCGCATAATCACAGTTTCGTTTGCTGTCGGCAACGAAACGCCTGTTGAAAAAACTACATAGAACCACTTTGGGATTCCCCATTGATACCTTGACCGGCTTCCCTCTCTTACATTTTGAGCAGGTATCCGGACGGATGGCCTGTCGTTCGTTCTTCTTTACCATATCTTTAGAATCTTACGTTTGTCAATTGTCTTCCTCTTGAAAACACAGCCCACTTTCCGTTACCCGTGTCTTTCAAATGCAAATCGGAAACTTCACCGAAACGGTTGATGTTACCGCATAAATCCACAAACCATGCGGCTTCCTTATCTTTATGAGGACGGATGCAACGACCTACAATCTGGTAATACATCGCAAGTGACATGGTAGGTCTGGCCATAACAACTGTGTCAAGTTCTGGGTAATCAAAGCCGGTAGTAAGTACACCAACATTGGCTACTACAGGTATTTCCCCGACCTTGAACATTTCGAGTATTCTTTCACGTTCCTTCTTTGGAGTATCACCGGAAACAATGACACATCCGGGTATGGACATCGTCAATCGTTCCGCTTCTTTCAAAAACCGGGTAAATACCAAAATACCCTTCCTCTTGCCTCCTGCTTTCGGATTCATCAGCCTTTGGACGATATGAACGATGTAACTATAAAAGTCTATCCGTTCATATTCCTTTTGGACTGACTTATCGGTATAGTCGGCTCCGGTAGTGTTTATCTTCAAATTGAGTTCGTTCCATCCGGTAGGATTCATCGGATAGTAGTTCACCTTTGAGAGATAGCCCATATCAAGCAAGGTCGATACCTGTACATGATAAATGACCTCTGAAAACACATGGGGCTTTGTCCGGGTTATGAATTTTAGCATAGAGCCGAAGTCACGGCTGGAACTCAAACGATATGGCGTTGCCGTTAATCCAAGAACCTTGCACTTCACAGCATCGAAGAAATCCTTGTACATTCCCTCTATCGGATTCACAAGGTGACACTCGTCCACGATGATATTCTTGAAGTGGGCAAAAAGTTCCGGATGGCTTTTCACGCTACCGATGGTTGCGAATGTTATCCGGCTTATCTCTTTTGAATTGAAGGAGGCGGAATAAATGCTACAATCGAGAATCCCGTAAGAACAAAGTTTCTTGAAGTTCTGTTCGACAATTTCCTTGCTCGGCTGGAATACCAATGTATGACCGTCAAGTCTTGAAGCGATGTCAGCTATGATAAGGCTCTTTCCGCTTCCTGTAGGCAATACCATGATAGCATTTGTTTTCTTCGCCTTGTTATTGAAGAAAGAAACGGCAGCATCAGAGGCTTTCTGTTGGTAATCTCGTAATACATAACTCATAGCCCTTTCTCCTTTCGTAACTTCTTATTAAGTGCTTTGTAATACTTGATTAATTGTTCGTACTCAAAATCAGTCATTTTAGTAGTACCAGCAGCTTTCACTTTTAGTAAAGCAAATTTCTGTTGTCCGATTTTATCAATCAGATTCACCCGATACCCTTCTAAATGGTCGGCTTTGAATCTATTGCAGTGTCGGCATTCGGCATGACAATTGTTTTCATCAAAACGGGTCGCCAAATGTGTACGACTGAAATAGTGGCCACAATCAGCTTGTTCAAAGGGCTTTATTTGCCCGCAACTGATACATCGAAAAACCCCATTAGGCATACAATCACGAAGCCGGATGAAAAGGGAAAACTCTTTATCAAGTTTTGCCTTCAAATCCGGCTTCTTCTTTACTGTTATACCAGCTTTGTCAAACAGTGGCAAAGGCTTGTCTTTCTTCTTTGCCTTTTTTCTTTTTATGTAGTACGGCATATTTAGAATAATTTATTTGTTGCAGCGACCGGACTCAAACCGGCATCTAAAGTGCAACCCTTACGGGTGTGGCTGCCATTTCCACATTATGCAACACACCGCCATGTAAGCAAGCCATATCTTCACAGACCGAGCTTGCCGAATTAAATGAATCTATTGAATCAAATTTATTATCACTCTGTCTCAACGATGATAGATAACTGGCCACAAGCGGCCCCGTTTTCAATTTCTGACTTTGTTGCGATTGCTACTGCGTAATCGTAACCCATTTGTTCAAGTTGTTCTTTAATCTTTTCCATAACTCTGAAAATTAAAATGTTCATACTAAATTCACTCCCTCGATAATTCCGTTACCGAGATTGTTTTTCTCCGATATGTTGTTTGGATTTATTGGGGATAGCTTAACAAAGAAGTACTCTTTATCAAAATATTTCTCCAGTTTTTCCGTATCAAAATCTGATTCATTCACCAACGTAAGATTGATAGTAGTTTTCAGGTTACTTTCGGTTCGAATCCGACCAAGTTCTTCTATACTCATCTTCTTTGGATAAGGAATAAGCCAGTTTCGTTTCTCTTCATCAAAGCTATGCAGACTGATTTGAAGCGTCACATTGCCTTTAACGAAAGAAAAATCGCTCCCCTTGATTCCAATCGTTGAAACATAATGGTGAGTGTTCGGATATATTTCAGAAATACGCCCGATAGCTTCCTTTACGGCTTCAATGTTCAAGAATGGTTCTCCCATACGGGTATAGTTTATCTTGAACTCATTGGCATCGCAAGGGTCGAATCCAGCCTGCTCAATGGCAAATTCCACCTGACCGACAATCTCATCAGCCGTAAGGTTGCGATAGCGTTTCATATTACCTGTAGCACAAAACTTGCATCTTACAGGACATCCGCTCATTGTCGAAACGCCAATCATCCAGCGTTCGGAACGACTTCCCAAGTTATCATTGTCAAGGAAGTTTTGTTTCCTTCCTATCGCATCTTTCGTGTAGTACGGAAGAAACGTATCAGTCGTCTCTACAAGCATACCGTCTTCAAGACGTAAACAATACACTGTTCCATTCTTAAAACTCTTACTTTTTACTATATTCATAATCAATCAAAGTTATAGTTGTCAAAATCATCACTATCTACAGGTATATCATTACCAAAATCCATTGAGTGATACCAGTATTCCATATAATCCATGCTATCCATAATGTTTTAATTTTTATTATTTGTTGATTTGGTGGGAAGCCGGGGAATCGAACCCTAGAAACACATATACATATCATGGCTACTTACCTTTCTTCCCATTTGCCCCGACATATCCTCACGGACGGAACAGGGCTGTTTCTACTCTAAAACTAATACCATGAAAAAACAATATGCTATTATTCTATATAGGCTATTGAAAATTCTTTCGGGATGAATCGTCCTACCGGAATAGGTTTTGCCGATTCTATAGCTGTATGGATTTCCCTCTTTCTAAACTCATGTCCATTTTCTTTGGCTTGTTTCTCACATTCTTCCTCTTTATTTTTGAGGTAGTGAGTAATAAGCATCATCGCCCTATCAACGTTAAAAGTGTTCACGACAAAAGTTTGAACTCTTTCATCTTCATTTTCTCCATTCATGAAGGTAATTTTCGTCTCAATTTGGTAGAACTTCCTTTCGTCAGGCTTGGATTCTTCATCTTCCTGATTCTCTTCATCCATCTTATCAAGATATTCTTCTGTAGTAATCTCTTCTTTGAGGTAGGCTATCGAAGCGTCGTCCACCTTGCGTTCTTTCAAAGTATCGGTGAGAATTACACAGGAATCGAACTCTTTTACCATAGTCAGAGTGAATCCGAACAAATAGTTTAGTTCGATATAGTCTTTCAAGATAAGGCAAGCATTCTCCAACCCTGTTGCGTAAAGCAGGAACTTGCTTTTCTTACCTCCTATTTCCGCTTGGGCAATATGCGGATATAACACATTATTTTCATTCTCGAACGCCAAACGGTTCTGATTGCTGACTTCCACTTCCCTGATACCGTCAGCTTCCATGCTGAAACGAATTTTCGCCAAAATGTCTTGGTCTATCAGCGTACCACGGTCGAAAAGAATTTCATTCCGTTCAATCGTTACTGTTTCACCGGTATCTTCATCAATGAAAGATTCCTCCCATGTTTTGAGGACGCGTTTTGCAAGATACATGTTGAGCATCTTCTTTGGGTCAGATGTCACATACCGGATTTCTGTTTTTCTTGTTTCTATCATAACTAAATAAATTCTTGATTTCTTTGTATTTCCTGCTGGGCGTATATCAGCATTTGATGTTCATTTGCAGCCGGCAGATAGATACCTGCCACTGATGCACTCCAATTACGGAAACGGTCAATACTCAGGGTCATTTCACCTGTTGTCAGTTCGGCAGAACTGCGTAAATAGGTTACTTCATTGCCTTTCTTGTTGACCGTCTTACGTTCAAACAAATCACGGTTGCAAGTCCTCTTATAAAAATCAATTTTTGCTTCATCGAGGCTGCAACCGTATTCACTACCGAAATACCCTAAAAGAAGATGCAAGTAGCTGTTTTGGGCAAGCGTGCGGTTAGGAAGCTTCTTTTTTACTTCCACAACGGCCCGCTCCTTGAACAGTTTATTTACATACTCCTTAAACTTGGGTATTTGGTATTCATTTTTCAAGTCGTATATCATCCATTTCCAAAGATTTTAGTATCGGTTATAAGTGCTCTGTTTTCTTCCAAGAACCGGATAAACTCCTCACAATGATTAGTAAGAATAGGAATATCACGTTCAGGATTGAAAACGTATGTTTCTGTATAGGTATCTACCACATAGCCGCCTTTGTTGAACTCTACAATGTTATACTCAAATGTCCGTACATCAGAACCGTTCTTCATTAAAGCGTATGGATATACTAAATGCTGGTGGTGATCTTTGAACTTTCCCACGGTATAACTACCGGTTGTTTTGATGTCGTGAACACTGGTAGGCATCAGTTCGTCAATCAGACCGTAAACCAATACATTGCCGTATGCAGTCGGAAGGATTGCCTCTACACGTTGCTGCGTCAACGCCCCTTTGTAGTAATTTGCGAACTCACGACAAAGGGATATAGGAAAGACAAATGAACGATTGTTATAAACGGCTTTCAAGGCTATAACCTTTTGCTCGCCATTCCCTATATCAGAATATATCTTTTCTACCTGCACCGTTTCAGATTTCCGGTTCTCAATCATACAGTCAATGACCTCATTAAAAGCCGTACCCTTGTCGGCAGCTTCGCTGTCAAACGGTTTACGGTTAATACGGTCTATCAGTTCTTGAAACTGCTTCTGCCGAAACTCTTCTTCCGTACATGGTGGATTCTCACTCCACCCATAATAACGCTCATATATGACATCGCTATTAAGGTAATTGAAGTAAGAATCCAATAATGTTGCATATATCTTATACTTAGGCTGCATCTGAATAAGTTTTAGTCTCTTTGTTAAAAATCAGTCCTAATTCTTTCGCCTTAGCTGCCAACATCATTGAGGCTTTCATCTTTGAACTTCCCACATGGTTGAAATCATCAATATGGGCGATAAAGTCATTCGCTGAAGCTGCGTCGGCAACTAATTCTAAACAACCTGTTATATCAGATAGCACTTTGTTATATGCTTCTTGTTCAGCCTTTTTTGATTGCAACATAGTAAGATATGGAGCAATAATCCGAGTAGAGATAAAATCATTCTTGGTCGTCGGATTGCCGTTTTTGTCAAGGATGGTAGGTACTTCCATCACTGAAGGCAAGTTACAAGTATTCTTTCCGTCATTCCTTGATGTCGGATCGAAAGTAATAGTACGTCTCTGCACTCCTCTCTCACTCTTCATTTCCAAGTAACCTAACAAATCAAGTTCGGTGACGATGGAGTTGTAGGACTTCTCACGTAAGGCAGGAATAAACACCGTATCATCACCCTCTTTTCTTGTGTCACGATGGGCAACAAAAATGATATGTTTCTTCAGACTTGATAGCGTTCTTGTCATCCAAGAAAATTCAGCATTGATACCGCCCCAATCTCGAATAGATGGCTGCCTGGTTCCACATTTATAAGTGATGATAAAATCCATCATCTTACCAATGGTATCAACCACAATAGTCTGATAAACAGACAAATCTTCTTGCAAAACCAGCTGAACATCATTCCAAGAAGTGACCTGTACAGTGTCAATATTCTCCAAATGAGCCATATTCATACGCTTAACACCATTGTCAAAATCCAACAACAGAGGCTTTGGTGCACTCAAAGCTACTGTGCTCTTACCCATACCTGCTTGACCGTAAATCATCATCTTTACGTTTGTTGGAATATTCAATTCCGTTGATTTTCTGATTAAACTCATGATTGTTATATTTTTAGTTAGTAATTATATTAGAGACTTCAATAAAGGATCTATACCATCCTTCAATTCTTTAAGTTTCTTCAGCGAATAAACTTTAGGACTATTCCTATGTACACCAGCCCTTTTCCAAGTCAATGCTCCCGTAGCGCACTGATGAGCCAACCACCTTCTACCAAATCCAAGTCGTATAGCTTGCGTTTCCGTAATCTCATCAATGACCGGATCCTTGGAGATCGCATATTCGCTGACAGCTTCTTTCGCGGCCGCTTTTATTATTTTCTGTAATTGCCAAACGTCAAGTTCCATATAATAAAGGCATATTACGCCCTCTAATTCTTACACGAACACGGGCGATAAGTTCTACATTGGCATTAGAACGGGTTCGGATTTGTTGCCGTTTCATGTCTAAATGACTATCAACACAAAGAATAATCAAAAGTACACAAGCAACAAATGATCTCATGGCCGGCGAAAAGTCCAGCGTCAACCGGATACCTGATATCCTCTCGGCTAACTTTAATGCCAACTCCCTCCCATTCCGAACACCCAAAATTAAAAATGCTGTCTGAAGCTGGTTATTTATCGTACTTACTGCACGATGCTTCAATACGGCAATCTCCTTTTTTTCATACCCGGCTGCGTACATTTGTGCTGTAATGTCACATTCGGGCGTTAACTCGGTAAATACTTTCATAATCGTGTGTATTTAAAGTTTGAATCAGGAATCTCTAAATACTGTAACTATCCCTTTCGGAACATTAGTTTCCGATCTCCACTTATGTCCATTTTTGTACCCTTGTGCATTAAGCAATGAAACATTGTTGCGCACTGTGCAGACTTTATCGATAGGAAATTCTACTTTCTTCCCTTTCTTTAAGTCTCTCATACGAGGCATAATTTCCACTTTTTTCTCCATAAACTGATTATATTTAATTGAATGTGGACGGAACCGGTAACGATCCGGCATACACACTTCCGGCTGTGTGCAGAGCATTCCATACGCCCGCCCGTTTGCCGGGGTTTTCACCCGGCTGCTTTTGCTAATCTAAACACAAAACGAATTAAACAACTTCAAGAAAAGCCTTAATAGCCAACATTTTCTTTTCAGCTAACACTTTGGCTGCTTCTTCTCGATTTTTCCAATCTTTATAAAGTTCGAGGTCCTTTTTTGTACTTTCGAGGTCTTTATTAAGAGACGACACCAATTCAATCAGTTCCTCTCTTGTCATTTCTTCAATACCTTTTGTTTCCATATACATTATTATTAATAGTTACCAACTTTTTTCTTTATAAATGGCGATCGTTAGAATAACCGACATCACGAATGTTAATACGTGAAACGGATTAAAGAACATGCCAACAAAACAGGTAGCCGACATCAGTACTGCGCAGATGAATAAAATTAGCTGCACTCTTGAATAAAAAATTACCTTCATGACTGTTTGATTTGATTTGTGCCCTCCGGCTGATTCGATCAGTAGCTTCGCGCCTCTTCAGAGGGTTTTCTTAACTTTGTGGTGCAAACTTTAAAAATTAAGAAGTATGAAATCAGAAAAGTACCTGAGCATGGCTAAAGACATTCGTTCTAAAGTCGAAGATTTACTTGACGAGTATAACACCTTTGAACCATCAATAAGCAAGATGTTTCTTGATGGACAACCGTTATATGAACAAGCTATAAAATTTACCCACTTGGTTTATTCATTTGATCCAAATCTGCCTTTAAATAGAGAGTTGGTAGATCTGCCAAATAAATGCAAAGGGTGTATAATTAAAACGTTTCCGCAAGAAAACGATGTCTTTAAAAATTTCTTGTTCCTTTTGAAATGCTTCACTGATTATCTGGAGACTTTTCATGACTAACTTTCTCTCCGCGTAAAAGGTCCAAGTAAGAAGTAACCGCTTTCTCGGCATCTTCTTTTATGTACTCCAAATTTTTCAGACAATTGATTGGCAAATCTTCAACATGTATGGATATTGTCAATTGATTGTCTTTTTCTTGATGTTTTAGTTCAATGTTGTAATTCATGTGCTATGATATTTTAATTATCTTTTCTTCTTGCTTATTATTTCAAACCTCACAACGCCAAGTTCTGTATATGCGCCGTATTCAATCCAATATGTCCCACGAGCCGCGTTTATTTTAGGATCATATTTACTATCAAATAATAGCGTCTTTGTGCTACCATCAATATAATGCGCACTTACTTTATATTCATAAATAGGCATTTTGGAGTACCTATAAAGGCCTATAGCAAAAACTATAAGACCTGATATAGCGACAGCTATTAAAAAGTTTCTTATAATAAGATAAGGTTTGTAACCATCGGCATATTGATGAAAAAAAAGTGCTCCAAAAGCACCACCTGCGAATATAAATACACCTAAAACTTCCATATCATTTATTTTATTTGTACCCGGCAGCCCATCCGATAGGCAGCGTCACGCTTTCAGAACCAGGTTGTATTTTGAAAAGAGGCAACGGTTAACCAATGTCTGACACATAACACCGCAAGGAACTTGCCCCTTTGACAATTCTTTTATCTATAATGTATCCCTGTGGGTCATGGCTCAAAGCTCACCACGTTTATACATTATACTTTGTAATCCTTTCGCTTAAACTCCATTTCTGCGAGTGCTAAGGTTGAAATAAGACAAAGAACTTACTGTGGGCATCCGGGAATCGAACCCGGTCAGAAACGCCTTTCTTCACCAGCCGAACACTTTCGGCTCATGCCCTTTGCTTTAGTAAATCGTTATGAAGTTTTCTACTTTGAACGATCTGAATCCGTTCGCCTCAATATCGAAATAGCGAACCGTCTTGTAGTTTTCAGAACCAGTACCTTTGATAAGATTCTGAATGTCTTTAAGCGTACCTTTGGCTTTGCGAAGTGAACCATCAGACTTTTCATAGGCGAATGATACGATACCTTTGTGCATTTGTTTTGTCAAACGGTACAATGCCCATGCGCGTGAAAGACATACCGCGAACGCTTTACCTGTTGCTTTCATAAGTTCGTAAGCCATGCAAAATACTTTGTGTCTAAAATTTGAAGTTTTCATAATCGTGTGTATATTAAAGTAGTCCAAAGACTACCGGTTAAAACTTGATACAATGTGGTGAAACTTTGCTTTATCCACCCCTCTAAATGAGGCTTCATTAAGAATGTGATCAGCGACATTATCATTAACCTTGATTGCTTTTAGCGTATTAATATCAATATGATAAGGTTCGTCGGTTGGCTTTGCGAGAGGCACGTAGCCTGTAAACGGAAAATTTCGTCTGCCGATTGGCCAAACTATATAACCATGAGGATATTCATCTACAATCTCGAAAATATCTTTACGATTGTAATTCTCAGTAACTAATATATTCATAATCGTGTGTGTTTATGTGTTAGTATAAATAGTTGTTCATTGCTTCGTAGCCACCAAATATTTCGGCAACAGGATCGTTAGACCAATCCAGTGGGGTGAGATATTCAACCTCTCTTTCGAGAGTTTCTATTTCATCAGAGAGGATTTTCACGATCTCTGACTTGCTGTCTACATTATATACATAGCAGACTTCTTCTTCGCTAATCGTGCTCAACGCTTCTAACTCGCCTCTTTTGTTTTCGAGTTCTGCTAATGCTGTTTCATAAGATCGTGCCATAATCGTGTATTTTAATATGTTTATCCTATTTACTTTATTAAATCAATCTTGTATCTTTGTCGTGATTGATTGTTTGATGATGCAAATATAATACTATTTGGTATCATCAAATACTAATCAGTATTAAATATTATACCATTTAGTATTTTTAACTATATGACAATAAATGAAAGATTTGCTGAGATACTTAAAACAAAGAATATCAGCGTTAAAGAAGCATCCGTATTAATAAGAAAATCAGAGGTATATGTTCGCAAGTTAATGCGAGCAGGCGAAAGCTTTGGTATAGAACCCGTGCTTCTAATACTAAACAGTATAGAAGATATTAATCCTGATTGGCTTCTTAGAGAAAAAGGAAGTATGTTTAGAAGTCAATATAACACCGAAGAACCAGCCCCCATCACCTCCGAGCGTTTACTTTCTATCATTGAGAGCCAGCAGAGAACTATCGAGAACCTTTCAAAGAAATGAAAGAATACACACCAATAGAGAAAGATACTATACTAAGGTGCTTTTATCTTGGAGTTTCCGTAAACTACCAATCATGCCAAGATATTATCAACATTCTTGTATCTGATGGATATGTAGTGCTACGTACATCCGTAAACGGAAGGGCATATCATATCACAGACAAGGGAAAGGGATTCATCTTGCAAGGCCGGGTATGCTAAACAAGACAACGAAAGGAAACAAGAAAAAATAGAAAAATGGAAAACAAGTACCATTAATTGGATAATGGCACTTGTAATAGCCATCGCCAGTTCAATAATAACGCTTATCGTAACAAAACTGCTATCGTAATAAGACTACCGAATATGGCGCCTAACATACACATGGATACGAATAACCGGCTATTCATTTTTACCAATTCATTCGTGACCTCGTTTCTTGTAACCCTTAGTATAGCCTTGATTTCTTCAAAATGACAGTTTGAATCTTGCCAATAATCTTCATCCATAACCTATATAGTTTAAAATTTGCATCACCAATATTTCAAAGAACGACAAAATAGGATGTTCGTCCTATTTACTTGTTTCAATCATCTTTGCATCTTTGTTGCGTGATTGATTGATGATGCAAATGTAATCAAATATATTATATGTAATACTTTTAGATTACATTATTACAATTAATTAACACTTTAAGTATTACACGCAAATTTCTGCTAACAAAAAACCTTTAATAATTTTAAAATATGAGAATCAATAGACTAAACATTGGAGAAGAAGTCCGCAAAAAGGTGGATGAGAACGGCTTATCAAAGGCTAAATTCGCTGAATTACTGGGTATTGCAAGGCAAAATATAGAAAAAACCGTATTTCAGAAGCATAGTCTTGATACAGATTTACTTTGTAATATAAGTGAAGTGTTGAATTGTAATTTTTTTAATTACTACAGACCAGACAATTCATGTAATAAAAAAGATTACACGGAGCAAAAGGAGATAAAGGCAACATTGTCTATAGAAATGGGAGCTGAGAAAAAAGAACAGGTGCTTAGATTCGTATTCGGAGATAATAATATTGAAATATTGAATAAATGATATGGTGGATTTTATTGAGAGCATAGGCGATTTTACAATTTTAAAACAAAGTGAAATCATTGTTTATAACGATAGTGAAATAAATATAGAACTAAGAGAAAATGATAAACCTCTTGTTCTTAAAATTTATTTTGTAAACAAGGGTGGTAGAAAATCCTCTGTTTTGGAAGAGGTTAACGATAATACGTTAAGCCTCAAATTTGTGAATTTTGAGAAAGAAAACTCATTGGGTGGAATTTTTGAGCCTTTAAGAGTAGGGATACTTGATAATGGTGAAATATTATATTTCAATTGTGTAATTTATACATTGAATGCGAGTGAAGGCAATCGACTTTTAAAATATTCTTTTTTAAAAAAGAAATGATATGGAATTTGACAGTAATATTCATATACCTGAAAATAAAGAACGATCTCTTAACGAGTGGAAAGTTGGAACCATAAATAACATTGTAGGATCGGGTGATAACGCAAAACATTCAATCGTAACAATTACTATTATGTGTGGATTTGTATCAATCTTAATTGTAACAGTATTAGTCGTTATAAACTATTGGTGTTTTAGAGATTGTGAAAATAAAGTACCTGATATAGTAGGCGATTTAAAAAACATATGGGAGATTGTTATCCCACTAATAACATTGGCTTTAGGATATGAGTTCGGAAAATCCGAAAAATAGTTTTACAAGAAATAAAATCAATGTTTGCACTTAAACATTATTTAACCTTAGTGCGATTTCGCGTACATTATATAGAGTGGTTATGAAGAAAGAGAGTTGGGCGTTATTATTAAGTTCTGTAGCTGTACTTATTAGTTTAGTTGCAATATGTGTAGCTTGTCCGCATAAAGCAGAATTGGGATTTGATTACCAAGGAGTGATAGTAGGAGTATTATCATTGTTAGTGACAATTCTAATAGGATGGCAGATATATACATTTATAGATATAAATAAGAAAAGCAAGGAATTAGAAGAAGCTAAGACCGCGGCACTCATAAGCACGGAAAGAAATAACGCTTTAACAACCAATGCTATTTCTGATTTTTATTATTACATTTTACTTAAGTCTGATCCTTTAGGAGTTGAGTATCGATTTTTAGATTACAGAATAAGCTCATTATACCACTTTTCGAATATCGGAGAAATTGAGACTTGTAATACAATAGTTAAGGTGCTTTTGGAGATGATTGTTGTTCCAGAAGATATCAAGGTTTTAGAGAGTGGGAAAAATAGAATACTTATGTTGCTCACAAAAGTAAAAGATACAGATAAAATTATAGGATATGAAGAATTAGTTTCGAGAATTGCACGATTAGGTATTATGCCTAAGCAATCAAAGTAATTTATGTAAGCTTTCAATTATCTCATCTTGGACTTTCTTATACTCTTCGGGAGATAACAGTTTTAATCCCGAATATTGAAGTAGATGGTTCAAATGACATGGAAAAGAAGCGTTAACATTGCGTCTATTCCAAATATCACATTGAATTTGTACATCTGATTTATAGCGTTCAATTGCTAAATTCAGAATAGACTCTTTGGTAGCCTGTTGATACGGAAGTTTATTATTGTCATCCATAGTGATAAAGCAAAGACGACAACCCCAAAGTTGCGGTTTGAGGAAGTCGCCTATATAGTCCCTTACGGGAACAGTTTAACAATTTAGTCGGTATCATCCGCAACTTGATTCCGACACAAAGATAATAAAAATGATATATCATTGATGTTATGTATAATTTAAAAGGCTTAAGAAAAGAAGTTAATAAGACACAATCTGAAATTGCTGTTTTATTTGGTTGCAAGCAAAACAATATTTCTATGCAAGAAAAAAGCGATAGAGATTTAACGACTGAGCAAATGGATGTTCTACGAAAGAATTTTGGAGAAGAAATTGTAAATAAATATTATTATAAAATCTCCACTTCTAATGTAGAAACCATAAACAACGAAAGAGAATCTACTTTAAAAAGTAGTTCAGATTCTTTTCGTGAAAAAAAACGAATCCCTTTTTATGATGACGTTGCAAGCATTGGAGGTGTCAACACAATGGTCGCAGATAATTCAGGTCACATAGCTCCTTCCGAATTGATAGACGCCGGCGACTGGTTCCCAGAAGCAACCGCAGCAATCCGTCATTATGGAGATAGCATGATTGAGTATCCAAGTGGTAGTATCCTTGCATTAAAACGAGTAGAAGATAATAGATTGATAATATGGGGACGCAATTATTCTATTGAGACTACAGAGTTTAGGATAACAAAAAGACTTCAAGATGGAGGAGAAGACTACATTCTCGCGTACAGTAGCAATGAAAGTACATATTCAGACGGAAGATTGATTCATTCTCCTATCCGGATTCCTAAAGAAACCATAAGACATATAGACCTGGTATTAGGATGCGTAACAAAGGAGTACAGCAATGGTCCTATAAAAATCATCAAACAATAAACAAACTAATTACAAACAAAATGAAGAAAACACTATTTTTTCTATTTATTTTTATTTCTGCAAATGCACAGAATAAACGAACTATAAATCTTGAAATAGCCGGTACTCTTTTCTCTAAGATTAATACAGAAATCAATAATATTTCAGACATTACATTAACTGGCAACATTAACAATGAAGATATTATTGTACTTAGGAATATGGTGCAAAATGGATCTTTAGAATATGTAGATATGTTCGATTCTTATATTCACGGAGAAGGAGATGAAGACAATGTCATACCGGAAGAAGCCTTTAAGAATTGCACTAATCTAAAATCTATCATACTGCCACAAAAAACATTGGCACTTGGATACGAGTCTTTTTACATGTGTACAAATCTTTCTGATATCACTTTACCTGAACAAATAACGACATTTTCAGGTTCGGTATTTTGGGGGTGTGAAAAACTAAATAAAATAGATATTCCAAACTCTGTAACATGGATAGGGCCATACTCTTTCTATGGATGTATAGGAATTAATAAATTAACTATAAAAAGCAAATGCGCTATATTAAAACATTCATTTGACAATTGTAAAAACTTACAAGAAATCATATTCCCAGAATCAATGGATTATATAGAAAGTGATGCTTTTAGAGGTTGTCATATAGATAAAATATATTGTACAGGAGTTCCATTTTCAATCAAAGATGACTCATTTGATGAACGAACCAAAACTGAATGCAAATTATTTGTTCCTAATGGAATGTATAATAAATATGCCTGGGAATCAAAATATTGGAGTGAATTCAAAAACATTAAGGAATATAACCAAAACACTGTTGACAACGAATGTGTTTCCTTTAATAATGTGAATATAAGAGTTATTAGAAGAAATATTGTTTTAGAAACAGTTCAAAATACTCATGTTTCAATCTACAATATAAACGGCACATTAGTATTTAGTTCATCAGTGAAAAACAATGTATCAATACCACTCCAATCTGGATTTTATATTGTAAAATACAATGATGAAACAAAAAAGATAGCAATACTCTAAAATAAATGATTATGAGAAACATCCTATTTTCATTAATTCTAATCATTGCTTTTTCATGCGGAGAAAGCAAGACAGAGGTAACTGGTGCAGATAAATACATCGAAACCATCACAGGATTCACCTGCGAAAAGGCTGTTGTTACCGATAACGGCTATTTGATTATTGCCATTGACGCTGAATCAGCTTCCGGATATGACGCACTTGCTTCGCAATTTCTTGAAGAAGCTAAAAAAGAAGGTGTATCTGGACTAAAAGGAGTATTGATCGTCGATATAAAAAACTCGAAGTTTGAACAAGGAGCTGTTGTTGGCAAAAGAATAGGGAAAGCTTATGAATAA